TCCTCAAGTAGGTTTTGCATGTTGTACTTCAAGTTATAATCACCTGTTTGTTGATCAATGTATGGAGTACGTTTCATTTTGGAAATTGTTTTCTGCATAAAGTTTTCTACTTCAGCAGGTGCAATATTACCAACGTTGATATAGAATATACGTTTTTCAGGCGCACGAACGATTCTATGAATCAACATCGCATCTTCCATCATTGTATATTGTTTAAACAATTTACGTCCCGGTTCCAAATAAGATCTACCATAAGGTAGGAAGTTAGTATCCGTTAATAAACGGAAGTGAGACATTTCATAGTTGTCAAAGTAAATTGAATTAGCTTGTCCACCTGAATTTGGTACATTATAGTAACCATAATCAGAAGGAGATGAAATACCATCCGGGTCAAATCTAAATCTTACTGAATTTGGGTGGTCTGCATCATATCCATCTTGTCTTTCGATATGGAATGCATTGTAAGGAATTACATTATATACACCGAATTTTTCAGCAATTTCTAATTTTAAGAAAAAATCACCATATTTCAACATATTACGAATCCAAGGCCATAAATTAAATTCTACATTTAATACATCATAGAATAAATTATATAGAATTTGTTGTACATCCTCATCCGAGCTACGGATTTGAAGCACCTCACCCATATCATTACGTAATGTACTTTCATCAGATATAATATCTAAAGCAGAAGCAACAATAGCATCTGTATCCATTGCATCATATTCTGAATATAGGGTAGGTCTTAATGTTTGATAATTGAAACTACTTTGGTACCCATAAATTGATGTGTGTGAGTTTGTATAGATACGATTAAATCTATCTACAAGTGCATTTGTCTCATATTCACCCGAAACTTGGATTTTGTTGATATCCATTACTTTCAATTGTGATCCTCCTTCGTTTCGGATGATTACATCTGTTGAAAATAATCTTTGTAATCTACTAAATAGTCCTGTATTTGCCATGTTTTGTTTTATAAAAGCCAAGAAATATCTTCTTGACCATTTGAGTAAGGGTTATCTATTTTATATGGGTTATTATTATACTTATCAGCATACGAAACTCCAGTTGAATATCCACCGGAGTATTTTGAGGAATTTGAAGCAATTCCATTAAGCATGCTTTTAGTCATATCCATATTACTTTGTCTTAATTTAAAAGCGGTATCACGTAAATAACAACCAATAGCAAACGCCATAGTTAAATCATCATTGTAACCTGATTGGGCTTCTGCTCTACCGTTTCTCCATATAAATACTTTCATTTCCTCTAATAATCGAGCAGAGTAAAAAACAACTCCTTTATCCATAACAGCTTCTTGGAATTTACCAATTGCTATAGGACGAGTACCTGTAGACATAGTGAATCCAGGTGTCATTTTACTTGTGTCCATATATGGATCAAAGAAAGAATCTACATTATTTGCTCCACCTTTTGGTGAATAATAGAAGTTTTGGTAACCTCTATCTAATATTGTTTGTACTGTTGACCATCCAATACTTGAGTTTTCAACCGCTAATAAAGCATTATTATATTCAGTTGCAACACTAACTAATAGATGACCATAGTCTTTTGTATTCAATTGACCTTTAAATTCACCAACTTGAGTAAATGTCTCTACATCAAAGATATGGAATGCGGAATAATCTCTACCATCACCACGAGCAACATCAGCTACAATTAAATAGTTTCTTGAGTAATCTGCTGGTTCCCATATCCATAGGTTTTGATCGGTACCACGTTTTTCTAAAGGTTCTCTAACGTGGAATTGTTCATAAAATACAATATCTTCTGGTTGGAATACTGTATCACCAGAGGTGGTAAAGTCACAGTCACATTCTTGTGCTGCCATTCTTGCACCTAAATCTTTATCTTGTTGATCTCTCCATGTTTGATCTCGTTCAGGGTGAACTTGCCAAGGTAATCTAATTGGTAAGAAACTATTCTCACCCATCTCTGCATTAACCCATGTTTGATGGAACCAGTTACCTGTACCATAAGGTGTAGATAATGCTATACAACCCCCTCCCGTAGCTAAGGTTTGTTGAGCTGATGCCCAAATCTCACCAATACTATGAATGAAGGCAGCCTCATCAATTATCAGCAAAGTAACGGCTTCTGAACGACCTGCATCACTTGATGCTGAAGTGGCTTTAATTTGTGAACCGTTATTTAAACGTAAGGTTAATTTACTTTCCTCGGCTGGTTTATCCTTTTCTTTTAACCATGAAGGTAAGCTATTGTACATAAACTTAACTTTGGTAACCATATTTTTAGCGGTTTCCTGTTTAGTTGCGATACATAGCACGTTTTTATCTTCATGGAATAACATTAGCCAAAGTGAATAACCTGCTGCTAATGTTGAGATACCTAACTGTCTTGATTTTAATACAATTGAGTAAGGATTTTCTTGAAATAATGTTAAAACCTTTTCCTGAAACGGGTACAGGTTAAACTGAATACGTCCGCGTTTTGGATGCTGGATGTAACAGTATTTTTTCATAAAGTAAGCCGGTGATTGGGCACACTTTATATATTCCTCTCGGATTACCTGTTTTAAACTTCTTTCTTCCATTTATTTAATTACCACCAATGTAAGAATAGTAAGTATGGAAGCCACGAATCCTCCACCTAACCATTTAATTCCTTTTTTTAAGCGATTATTTTTACGAGCCAAAGTAGCAACATCACCTTCTAATCCGGTAATGATTTCATCTTTTTTTACAAGTATTTTATCGTAATTGGAAATTTGGGAAATGTAGTTTTGTTCTTTTACTACATATAATTTGATGATACTATCTTGTGTATCAATTTTATCGTTTAATTGCCAAACTAGTTTATTAACTACTTTTAATTCAGCAATAGCTGAATCACCCTTAACTAAGTCTATTGCTATTTTTTTAGCTGTAGAATAAGGGAAACAAATTTTACTAGTATCTTTCTGTGAAAAACTCGTTAAGCTCAGCAGGAGAAGAACTAGTAATGTCTTTAATTTTGTTGCCATAATATGCACGTGTTTTAGTTAGCTCTTTTTCTGTAGTGTTAATTTCTTTATTTAATGAATCAACTTTAGCATATTGTGCTGTTAAACTTTCGTTTAATTTAATTTGATCCTCTTTTAACCCATTGATAATATTTCCAAGACTATCTATTTCACGTTTTTGTTTATCGTAGTTGTTTGGAATATCTTGTGTTGGGTTACATTTAACAAGAAATATGACTAACAATAAAATTATCCCACCTATGATAAGATGGGATAACTTTAGTTGAAATGTTTTATTTTTCATTACGCTTCTACTTCTCTACCAGCAGCACGTTTTAAATCTTTTACTAATGAAGATGGTAATTTATATTCTTTTTCTGCTTTAGTAATAAAAGCATCAACTTTAGCTTTGTCATCTTTATATTTAGTAACCAAATTCAAAATTTTATTGAATGTTTCTTTTTTAGAATCTGGGGTACTAGCTAATTTTTTAGCCATTTCATCGCTACCTGCTGCTTTAGCTGCTTCTGCATCCTCATCATCCATTGGTTCTGCTTTAGGAGCAGCTGCTGGTTTTTCTTTAGGAGCTTTTTCTGCTTTAGCTGGTTTTCCTTGAGGTTTATCGGTAATTTTTTTCTTAGTTACTCCCTTTACAGATTCACCTTTTTCTAAAATACCTACATCAATAAGTTGATTAATTAATGGGTTGATTTGTTGTTGGATTAATCCCATTTCATTAGCAATATCTCTTTGGCGAATTGGTTTACCTTCTTTTTTAGTTTTTTGAATAATTTCTAAAGCTTTAGCAAGTTGTTGTTCACCTTTTTTGGTAGAATCTTTAATTGTATCTTGCAATTTAGCCAATTTATCAGGTTGAGCTATTACAATATCCCAAGCCATTTCATTCAATTGTTCTTCTTCAAGTTGAGCTCCAGCTTTTACTTCAGCATCTGCTTCCTTTTTTTCTAAATCTGCTATTTTTTTAGATAAATCTGCTTCTTTTTTTGTAAGAGGAGCTTTTTGCTTTTCAATAGCATCTTTTTGTTTTTGAAGAATTGAGATTTGATCACCTAATCCAGCTTCGTTCAAAGCACTAGCTATTTCTTCACGTATGATTTCAAGTAAACGAGTTTGTTTCATTTTATGGTTTATTAATAAATATTAGAGGGACATTACTTGTTTAATT